TAGAATTTTCCTCACGTAAGTATGTATTTGCATAAAGATTATCTACTTGTTCCCAATAAAGTAAATCATTTGTAGTTGAATCAATCTTATATAACCAAGTATCGGTATTGTTAATGCCTTGTATTTCACCTATAGGAATAACTTGATTTGATATTTGTTGATTTAAAGTAAAATCATAGTTTATCAATGAGCCCTGTTTAAAATATAAAAAGAATCCTGTGTTTAAACTACCATACCCCAATTTGTCATTTCTATACAAAATATTGAAAGTACCTTTAGGATTTGGAGGTATTTCATAAACATAATTTTGATTAAGGGATGTGGCACTAACACATTCAAAATTCATTGTAACGCCACCGACCGTTGCGTTAAATGGAATCACAGGAAGCACGGTGCTTGGTATACGTATGGTATATTCTTCTGTCTTAATATTTGATATTTCTTGTACGTTTCCTGGTCTACCAATACGCTGGGCATCTACTAAAGTTGCATTAATAATTGAATTAAATTGCTCAAGCCAATTTGGGTTCGCTGGGTCATTCCAAAATACAGGAATACCAGCAAGCCCCAATCCATTAATATCTACTACGTTTTCAGTAGTGGTTAAACTAGTAATTTTCAAAAATCCTTGGGCTGCATTATTTCTTTTAGGATTATAATTTACTAAGTTTGCTAATTTAATTACGCTATCTCTACGTTCTGCTGTATCAATAAAGTTTTCACGTGTATTTAAATCATCGCGGAATGAGACAGCTTGGCCCATAAATGCTATAACGTCAAGCAGTGCTATAAATTCACTGCTTTCCACATAATCATTAAAGGTTTCAGGGTAATATAACCGTAAATAATCTATAAAACTTTTACGCAAAGTTTCATAATCATAGCTTTGAAAATTTGCCTGGCTGTAGGTTTTGTAGACTGTTTTCCAGTCATTTACGCCAAAAATAGTTGCCTGTCTTGAACTTGTAGCCATACTTTTATCTCTTTGTAATATTTATCAATTTTAAAAATGCAGTATTTTCAACGGTTATTTAGGGATACCGATCCAGTTCCCCTATCAAAATTAAGTTGTAGTAGCTGTACCTTATTCTGTGGGCTTACGGCCATTTCAATTTCAGTTAAAAATCCATTATCATATGGGTAAGTTGTTATGGTATTCAAGATAATCCTAGGATCCAAAGATGCTATCCTTCTAATTTCATTGTCAATTTGTATTTGAACTTCTGGGATATTTGGTTCAAAAATATATGTCCAAATTGAAGTACCATAGGCCGGGTTGCCTACTTTTTGTCCTTGAGGAGTATTTAAAGCATTTAAAAAATCTACAATAACAAGTTGGTCGTCATATAAACTAAATTTTTTGTTTGGAAAAATAGGTTGCACTATTGAGCCAGGACCGCCGCTTATTCCTGACGGAATAATCGAAGGTTTTTGGGCGTTTGTAAAAAGTGTACTAAATCCTTTATAAATAACCATAATTTTATCTCACTTAAGTGTACAATTCATTATATCCAGCTTCGACGGCTGTTTGCAAAGCCTCAACCTCTCTAACTGAATCCTTATAATCTCGTAAAGCATTTACAGCCTGTAATGACTCACCGCCATATGTAGACACAGCCTGTCTCCATTTAATTTTATTTTCTCTTCTGGTGTTTATTGCTACTTCTAATTCCGCCTTTAAATCATTATACTGCTCTAATAGTTCAGCGTTTGGTACTTTATTTTCTGTGCTATCAGAATAAGGGAGCGGGATTCGACTATCATTATAAATTTCTGTAGTCTGAGCTTTAATCTCTGATCTATTAACGGTGTTAGTTGCTGCTGTTGGCATTTTAACAGGGCTGGCCCCATTTGATGCAACAGATTTACTTGCACTTTGAATACTCGCAAGTTGATCGGGAGGAATTGATGATGCTGCTGCGCTTACGAATCCAGAAGTCGCAACACTAGTTGATATGTTAGGTAATGTAGCACCAGTGTATGATGAGGTAACATTGTTGGTAATAGCATTATCTCCACCGTATAAACCTCCCACAACATTTCCAGCATTTTGTTTATTTTGACTATTTAAACTAGCTAAATTTTGTGGTTTTCCTGCTGTCAATTTTGTATAACTGTTTTTAATTGCTGAAAACACTGTTGAGGCGGCACCAACTACTGCAGCGCCTATTGCTGCTCCTGTGTTTATTACGGATGATACCATTGCACCAACTGGGCTAAGAATTTTTTCTGCCATATTTACAGCATAGTTTCCTGAAGAGATCGTTGCTGCGACACCACCATTATTAGGTTGTGTTAAATTAGTTGCATTTGAGCCTCCCGCACCATTTACAAATGACTTTACTGGTCCTATGCCATATGACACTGTACTATTTACCAAACCTGCAATTTGAGTTGGACTCTCTGTGCCTTGTATTATACCATTACTTTTGAGTTGATCGAATCCACTATTCATTAAATTAACCTGTGCTGCAGTTTGTGCCTTACCGCTTTTATTATATTCATTAATGTTTGTTATTCCGTCTTTACCTGTAAACAAGTTAGATGGCATTGCTTGGTCTAATGATTTTCCTCCGTTAACCAAACTAGTTGCAACTAAACTTGACCCTGGTTTTAATATTCCAGCCTGTTCAATTTGATTGGGAGAGTGACCATATTTTCCTAACACTGCAGTTTTGCTTCCATTATTTGTTACAATCCCTCCTCCTGCTACTGCCGCTGAACCTTTTATTGAATCATTGCCTGCTGAAACTGCTGCTTGAGATGCTGCTGCTGATGTTGTGGTCTTGTCAAAGTTACCTTTTGCAGATTTTGTATTCGGGACTGTAGAGGTTATTGAAGGAGTTGTGACTTTTACCGGTGTGTTTGCAACAGCATTGTTTGTGTTTTGAATAGAGGCAGAAGGTGATGAAGGAAAATTACCGGCGGCTGTTTCATTAATTTTTACGTCTACACCTTTATTAGCATCAGTCCATGGTGTGTGAGTGGGCACACGTGAATTTATGCTTGGTAATTTTGCTGGTGCTGGCACCCAACCTTGTGTCGCATCAAAAAAAGTGTCTGAATGCTGGATGATTGGTAATGGTTTTATATCAGCCGGAACTGTGGAAGAACTTCCTGTATTTAAATTAATTTTACTACCATTTATATAAGTAACTGCATCACTCTTAAATGAGGAATTATTCTTTGATAAGAAACTCATTGATCCGTCCACTTTAAGTGTGTGATTTTTGATAGTTTGTTGGCTAAAATTTTCTCCAACCCTTACATTCGTATTTTTATCACTATTAATATTAATTTCTTCACTAAAAATGTTTAATTGTTTTTTAGCATTAATATTAATGTTATTGTCAGCATGAAAATTTAAATCTCCTTTGGTTCTTATATTAAAACTATTTGTTGCATAAATGTCAACAGTTCCTTCTTTCCCCAACTCTATATAACTCTGTCCATTGGCGTGGATTACAAAAATAGTTTGTCCATCATCACTCATTGTAATTTGATGTCCAGAAGCACTACGTAATCTTAATAGATTGTTCTGTCCAAAAAAATCACCATCATCTAAAACTAGTGTATGTCCGCCCCTTCTTCCTACTACTTTTGCTTGCTCAGGAGTAGCGGAATCTAAATTTTTACTAATTTCTCCTTCATTTGCACCAGATATACCTTTATATATAGGTCTGCCAGGTGTTGAAATACCAAAAACGTGTGATGGGCTTTCTCTTGTACTACTACTTGTTATAGTACCTCTTATGTTATCTCTTATTAAACCTTGTTGCCACAATTGAGCTGCAATAACTTTATGCACAGGTTTTGCTTGATCATAGAAAGTAGGAGTATTATAAAGTTGATTGTTTTGTACATTCATTTCAACAGTAGGTAAATTTGATGCACCACCAAATTTTTCTGCCTCCTTTGAACTTTCCATAATAACATCATTTGTAGACGCAATAGCAGGTACCATGTGTGTTACGCCGGGCTGCGGAATACAACCTATATAGTAACCAAAATCTTTTTTACCATATAAAAACAGGCACACTACTTCTGTACCTATATCAGGTGAGGTGGCCCAAAAGCCATAGCTATGTGGATTTTCTAAGAACGTTCCATACGAATCATTTGATGCAGCATTAGGTGCATAGTTTCCTGATAAAAATCCATAAAAGGGTGACAGGTAACTTACCGTGACCCAAGATGATGAATCATTAGGATCTGTTGCTCCAAAATCTGCTATGTAAACTCTTAATCTTCCTGTTCTAATAGTATCTACATTTTGTTTTACAATACCTTTAACTGCGAAAGGATACGAAATGGCACCACCTGGGTTCATTTTATATGGTTCGGTAGTACCAGAAGTTTTAATTATATTATCCATTGTGGCCTTTTAAACAGTTCTACCCTCTTGATTTGCTCTTATAAAATCAGTGGCTAAATTATCAGATTGTATTGAATCATCATCTACTACTGTAGCTCCATTAAATGCTCGTTGTTGATTAAAAGCGACGCCATTACCAATAGTAGACTCTGCATCCGTCGCATTATTTGTGTTAAGCTGCGCAGATATAGATTGTTGTGTTGGTTGCCAATATGTATTTGGTGTGCTTTGTTGTTCCTGGGATGATTGTGCGACCGGAAATTCTTGATTTCCAAATCCATAAACATTTGTTCCCAACTGTTCCGCTTGATTACTTGTAGTTTCTCTACCTTGACTGTTAACGCCTTTAGTTTTTTTGACAGTCGGGTCACTCCATAAAACCAAATCTAAATCTTGTGTGAATCTACCTTTGCTGAATGAACTTACTACACTTAATACCATGTACACCAATCCTGTAACCCTGCCGTCATCTTCATCTGCTAAAACATTTTCTGGTTGTGTATTAGGTAAATAAAATTCAATATTTTTATTAATTTTTAATAAACCAGAGTTTATATCATAGTCGGTTCCTTCAAAAAAATTAATTTCAATAAATATTTGTCCTCCGTTTGGATTGATAGACATATTTTCACCGTATGCTGCCTCTCTTGGAGTACTTGCATTTTTTGCTGTGCCTATACTAGTCATCAAATAGTCTGGATCTCCCATAATTTGTAACTTTGCCTTAATCTGATCTCCGGGGCTATACAAACTAGTTTTAATAGATCCAACTGGAATACCACCTTTGCTTGCGTTTAACTCTGAACCTATATTTTTACTTCCGGGTACGATTGGAGTATTTCCTAATCCGTCTTTTGCTTGTTGTTTTTGATCGTCTGAACCGCCTGGTAAAAAGTATAATGCATTATAAGAAGTTTCAAAATTGAGAACCTCTGTGTTAAGTCCTGTGAAATAATAATTATAAATTTTATAAGGTCCATAATAATCAGTTCTATTCTCAGGATTTATATAGACAGATTTTACATAAGGAATATTATATGGTGCAACGTAATATGTTATGTCGAATACATAATCATTTCTTTTTGCATCATAAGCCTTAGGTTTCACTATTGGATTTATAGAATACCATGTCAGTTGTTTTGAACCTTTGTTACCTTCGTTTGGTATATCTTCTAAAATTCCATCTTCGGTGTAAATTTTAGCTAATGCAGAATTTACGTAGGTGCTTTGTAAAATAACATTGTCAATAAATTTTGTTAACGTCATGCCTCCAGAAACAGTGATAGTGCGTGTATTTGGATTATATGTAAGGTTTCGTTTTGAATCTTTTCCGCTTATCTGACTACTGGTTGTTGGAGTTCCCATTTGTGCTTTTGCTTTATCATATAATTCAGGAATAGTGAGTTTTTCAAATTTAATTGCATCGTCTATTACAATTTTGTAAGTGTTAGTATAATTAGCCTGACCGTTATTAAATTGTTGTTGCTCACGTTCATTCATTATTTGTATTATACCTTTGACATCATTACTGTCTGCTTCATCTTCATTGCCAATGAGAACCTCTCCTACAGTGGTTCCTGAAACTTCTCTATCTTCTGGTATTAAATTTCTTTTAATTCCATAAGCTTCTTGAACTGATAAAGGAACTGCCTTTATGGTATAAACAGTGCTTTTTCCGTCCAAACGAAATGAAAAATCTGTTATGCTTAGTGGAAAAAAACTTACATTGCTTCCGATTCGGTTACCTATTTGTCCTTCTTGAGTTGCTGAAAATAATCCGCTTTCTCTTCCTGGAACAACCTCTTGTAATCTTTCACCAGCATCGTTATACCCAACAAACGTAATAGAAAGCACATAAAACTGCTTAATACTATCTTTATTCTCTTGGATACCAGGCAAACTACTATTAGCCACAATATCCAATGCTCTTTGTTTTAACACGCTAGTAAAACTAAATCCCAATGGTTCATATATTTTAAATTCAAAATTGATTGAATTTGTAGCAGATTCAGTTGCTTTTGTATTACAAAAGGTTTTAAATGTTAAATCATCAATAAAGTATTCGGCATTTTCATTAATTCTTGGTGCTTGGCTTTCAGAAGGCGTTCCTCCTGACTCTGCTACTGTGAAAAACCCATCATCAACACCTATATATGTCATCCCAGACTCAATAAATCTTATATAGGCTTCTGCAGTCACCATATACAGTGCAAGTTTGTATGTGAAACTTGCATATTGTGAAAGAGGATTTTGTAATCTGCCCCCGTAAGTTGCAGCGATGTAATCAACTTTTGAGCCAGTTACGTTTACTGGATTGAGACCTACTGTTTCTCCTGCCGGGACAAATTGATCATCTTGAACTTGATTTTGATCTGCCATTTTAAATACCGTAAACTGCTGTTAGTGTTTCTTGCTGCGGTAGATATATTGTTACTCCTGTAACAAAATCAAATAATGGATCTTTTAATCTATTTGGATTTCGTTGAGCAAAAACCCACCACAATGAGGGGTTTCCATATAAATCATAAGCTAATAAATCAGGTCTTAAATTATACGTTGGCGTTATTGCCCAATAAATGTCACCTGCTTTTTTAGGTAGGGGTCTATCTACCATTATATCTAAAAATTGATTATTAACTATATCTGTAGCATAGTAAGGGCTAGATGCTGGATATAACATTACCAAATGCCTCCTATATTGGATTTACCTGCACCAACTGATAATCTTCCTGATGCATATTCCTTTACACTAAATGAATTAGCCATAGCAAATCTTGATATAATTGGTATGCATCCTATTTGTATTTGAATTTTTGTTGGTACATAAGTCGGGTTTGAAACTTCAGCAATATTAAATTCAGGTCGTGTTGATCTTGCTCCTGGAGTTAATCCTGCATTTTTTAATCTGAAAAAAGATGAGAGTAACGTCCCTATTGAGGATCCACCTAAAATATTTTTTGGTGTGTTTGTTTGGGCTTCTATGTTTTGTCCTCCCATATTTGCTATTACGCCTGCCTTAATGTAATCTACATCATTGGGTAAGCTATAACTAAAGGATGTTATAGCGACTGGATGGTAATTAAATTGGTACTGCCCGAATCCTGACAAGTAACACAATGGGGGAGGCGTGCCTCTTACAGGGTTTTCATCATTACCATAGAACATTTTAGTTACTGATTTAAAAAAATGTATCACTGCTAACAAATAATTTGCTTCATGTGTGTCCTGTGCAGTAAAGTCACCAGTAATATTAATGTCTCCAACATTACTATTTTTATATTGATAAATTCTGTAATTTGTATGCGCAATATCAGTTGGTTCATAACTTGCACTGTATGAAACTGAGACTTGTGGTACATAGGGGAATATTACTCCCTGTGTTGCAAATAAAGGATTTAATATATGACCTACACTTTGTCTAGCTTCTGGATCATTATAAAGGTATGTAGAGCCCGGAGCCAAACTAATTCTAAATCTCCAATCTTGCTGAGCAAGAAATTGTGCTTGTTGTCTTTGTACTCCCTGTTCTTGGGTAGTAATTACTGCCCCTAAATTTGCATTTTCAGGATCAGCAAATCCACTGCCTTCAGTTGCAGCAAATAGCCCTGGTGGAACATTTCCTGTTTTAGTTGGCTCAATGTCAGGATTAATGTTAGCACTAGTACTAACTCCCTTTGGAAGATCACTTAATTCAGAAGATCCAAGATTTAATGGTCTTTCAAATTCAGAAACTTGTTTAATCGGTGCTGGTACCTGAAAATTTGCAGCAGTTATTGACGTACCAGAGGGTGCAAAAAGTGTAGTGTTAACACTAGTAGGATTTGGATTTTGAATTAGATATCCAATAGGAGAGGCTTGATAGTATCCAGCTTCATCAGCAGATATGCCAGCTTGTGAAAAAAGTTGCGATTGACTTAAGTTAGGGCTAGCTTGTCTTAATTCGTTATAGGCTTGTGCTTTATCCGGGTCAAATCCATTTACAAATGCCATAGTAATTTCCTGTTATTTACATATTTATCGCTAAATAATATGACGTTTTTTACCTTTTCTTACGAAAAAGCTTGCATTATCACCCGCTTTTCTGTTAACATAATAACAACTAATTAAACAAAACTTATGACCATTGCACCCAAAAAACCAGTAAATTACTTAAACAACAAAGATATTCTTAAAGAAATTCACGCTAGTAAAAATTCATATTGTGTATATTTGGATAAACAAAACGATCACAAATATGATTTTATCATAGATATGCCGCATGCAAGTATTGAAGAAAGCTTAAAATATGCTTCAAAACCTAAAATAATCAAAGAAGCAAGAGAAAATAGGGCAGCAAGACTAACCATTGAAACAGGGGAAACAGTCAATCCTAAAAAAATTCCTACTTCAGACCTAGTTTTTAGAATAATGACATGGGATCATGTTCCGGTAGCGCCTAAACAGCCAAGAAAGGTTGAGAAAAAAAAGTCAGCAAAAGACATATTCGAATTTGAAGATACAATTGATGATATCTTTATTGATTTAGATGATCCAACTACTAAAGATGAGGTTGATGATATGGTTCATGTTCGTGTAAATTTTCCACCATTTCAACATTTTCGTATGGACGAAAATAAAACATTTTATTGTATAGGAAAAAGTCACTGGAGTGGAGATTTAAAAACTGGACATTTTGACAAGGATCAAGGAAACATAACAAACAAATTAGCTAAAATGTATATCATGTTATGTGAAAAATATGCAATGAAATTTAACTGGCGAGGGTATACATATAACGATGAGATGCGGAACAGTGCGATACTTCAATTGACATATGTTGGACTAAGATTTAACGAAGCTAAATCACAAAATCCATTTGCATACTACACTGCAGCTATTACAAATAGTTTTTGCAGAGTATTAAATTCAGAAAAACGCAATCAAAACATACGTGATGATATTCTAGAAATAAATGGATTGAATCCTAGTTGGAGCCGTCAGAACAGTGATGGGTTTTCTACTTATGAGGAATAATTTTAGTCCCAAATGTATAAATAAATATATGCATAGGGGATTAAAATGTTTATATACAAAATTACTGTAGGTAAAAAAGTTTACATAGGGTTCGATTCAAAGCCGGAATATAAAGAACATCGCTGGAAAACACATTGCAAAATTGCAAAATATGCTAAGGGAAAAGCAAAAACCAAACTACATTTAGCAATGAAATCATACGGGGTAGAAAATTGTTTATATGAAGTTATTGATTCTGGATTTACAAGAATAGTTGATTTAGCCCTTGCAGAAATTCGATACATTAAAGAATACAATTCATATAAAACTGGATTAAATTCAACTCCCGGAGGGGATGGATTAGGAAAGCACGTTCTTTCAACAATGACGGAAAATGAAATATCTAAATTAAGAGAATCATTGGGTGAGCATTGGACTTTGTATAACAAAAAGAAATGGTCAGGTCTTTCAGTAGCAGAAAGAAAAGAGGCAGCATCACATTTGCACACCCCTGAAGTTTACGAAAAAAAATCAAACACTTTAAAAAAATATTATAAGTCGAACCCTGAAGCTAAATTCGCCAAAGGTAAAAAAATAAAAGAATGGCAAGAAAATAATAAAGAAATAGTAAAAGCTAACAATAAGATCAATGGCCTAAAAGGTGCAGCTAAAGTTTCAAAAGAGGTTATAGTTGAGTGGGAAAACGGCAGGGAAGAAAAATTTAAATCACGCAAAGAATTTGAAAGACAAACTGGTCTATGGTTCTCCACATTAGTTGAAAAATCAAAACAAGGGTTGTATCATAAGGGATATAAATTGAAAGATTCTAATGGGTAATTTATTTAAAAAGGCTGCGGTTTTCACTGACATTCACTATGGCCTTAAGAGTAATAGCATACAGCACAATCAAGATTGTGATAATTTTGTAAATTGGTTTATACAAAAAGCAAAAGAAGAAAATTGCGATACATGTTTCTTCTTGGGTGATTATAACCACCATCGTGCAAGTATCAATATTCATACCATGCAATATGGTTTAAAAGCTTTGGAGAAGCTCAATGATAATTTCAACCGCGTCTATTTTATCCCTGGTAATCATGATTTGTATTATAGGGATCGTCGTGATATACATTCAGTAGAGTGGGCTAAACATTTACCTAACG